GGGCAGCAGTTTTTTGCATTTCTGCTTCCATTGCTCCTACTCTTTGCTGTACAGCACTATTAATCTGTTGAGCCTGTTGCTGTTCTCTGTACTTGTACGATTTAGATGAAGGGTCATTAAAGGCTTCCCATGGATCAAATTCATCAGCTGTTAACTGTATTTCTGGTTGGCCACTTGAAACAGTATTAGGATTTGCAGCTTTTTCCTGCATAGCCTTTACTAAATCTGGTCGTGACTCCAAAAATTCACCCAGTTGTTTGTATTTATGCAGCTGTTGATTTTCAGCAGCAAGTTTGTCCTTTTCAGATTGAAAGTATTTTGCTGATTGTTCCCAATCTACAGGATTCTCGCTGGTTTGAGTCTCTACATCTTGCCCTACACCATCAATGGGGTCACCTTGAAGATGTCCATCTACTTGTGTGTTGTTATTATCTTGAGTCATCACTTTCTCCTATTTTGTGCCATTTCTCAAAAAACTTGAGCTAACTACCTTTTTCCTGTAATTTCTCTTTTTCGAGTTTAACAGCATCATTGAATCGCCTTGCAGATATGACTTGTTCTGATTTTGATGACAATTCATGTTCTTTAAGACGAGCTTTAAATTTCTCAACTTCAGTCCTTTTTCGTGATGCAACTTGCTCTCTTTCAGCAGTCTGAAGGTCTCCTGCAAGTTTCTTGATCTGCTCTTGAGCTCCCTGAAGTTGTTGTTGTAATTGTGCAATTGCATCTGTTCTTTGCATGATACCCTCTTTATCAAATATTTCTGTCTTCTTGAGAGCTTCATGCTTATCAATAAGACCAGACTGATATGCCTGCATATAGATATCCCACTCACCCCATTTATTAGAAGGCATAGTAGAGTTACCTATAACACGAATATCGAACTGACCTATAGTTATATCATTTTCAATAGTTTGTAATTCTTTTGTTTTATCATCATACATTTTTTTATTGACCATATATTCAGTGATATCATTATTAGGTTGTGCAATTCTGAATATTTTGTAATAATTGTAATGATTCTTAGATAAATTGTATATCACACGACCTAACCTCTTCAAACTTCCCTCTATATCCCTTAGTTTAGATTTAGATCGTCTTTGCCCAAAATCTTCCATCATCATAGTCCCAGATGAAGTTTTTGGTGCAGCCTCTGCATTTCCTTGCTGCATTTCAAAAATACCCATATTTAAATCAATATATTTTTCAATCATTCGAGGTAATTCAATAATCGAGTTAGATAATTGTTGTGGTGCAGGAAAGTGAGGTTCCCCTAAAGATGCATCATATTCTATTGTAGCATTAGGGTTGGCCCAATCCCTTTCAAGTTCTTCCATATCTTGAATTGAGCCTTGAGGTACGAGGAGTTTTAACCCTGATGATGATTGGGCATGAGATGTAATAAGGGATACCATCTTATTGAGGAACCTCTGAAAATCTTTATTCTTCCTTACATCACTCATTGGATAAGGAGTATTTGTCCATATATTTGGAAGTGGTATTATTGGATAAATATCTGTATCTAAAATCCTCTCATATAAAACAACCTGCCCAACACTGCAACATAATTTTATTCTTGTTTGCAAGACTTCTACGAAATCAACAAGATTTTTATCCATCATTAATCTAAATTTATCATCTTGAAGTTTTATCTGCATTTCTGCATTAGTTATAATCTGTTCATCGCCAGTCTGTGTATTTAGCAATCTAAAATATGGCATTTTAACTTTTGAGTAATGCTCAAGTATTCTATATTTTTCCCCAGCAGAGTTGCCATAATCATAATCTTTTACCACATCTGGAGTAAATGAGCCTTTACTTCTAACATTACTTGCTGCAGGATAGTCATCATCATCAGTCATGGTTTCTACTTCATCTAGCAGTAAAGTCCCCTCATCATCGATAGGCTCAGACAGTTTTGGGTATAAATCTTTTATTTGGCTTTTTGTGAGTATAGTTGATACTATCATAGATGAGGCATCATCAAAATATCTATGCCTTGCATTAGGATCAACATAAACTCTAAAAGGATCTAAGTTTGTAAATTTTATCTCTCCTCTGCCATAATCAGCCTCAACATCTGTATATGCATAAAAATATCCAAGACCAGTAACAGCATAATCATGAACTGCTTGCTTAAACATCTCATCTCCATCTGATACATCCCATATATACTCTAATATAGTTTTCCATACCTTGGATAGCTTGACATCAGAGTCTTCTCTAGGGGCAGCACTAAATTTTGGAGGTTTAGAGGTAATAATGGCCTTAAACTGCTCAATAGCAGAATATAGCCTATCAACTGGTGTGCTCGATTGATTTCTTGAATCTAGCTCATCTTGTTCACTGGGATCAAAATGATTCCCTAGATAAAAATCGATATCCTCTCTAGCTTGAGTATCCCAGTCAGATCTAGCACTCTGCCATCGTCTGAACAGCTCTTGTGCTTCAATCGCTCTTTTATCCTTTTGAATCATGGTCGTAATTTATAACATTTATTATTGTTATGCAAATTATCTCCTAGCTCCAGTAATCCAGTTATAAACCTTTTTAGGTTTAAGCCAGTTACCTTTAGCATTTTTTTCTTTCTTTTTATTGGCTGCTTTAGGATTTCCTCTGGCAAACTGAGTCGATAGCCAGAAGGCATCGATACAGTCATCATGTGTGCCCTTAGGAAAATCCAGCAGCTCACCTATTAATTCGTGCATATTCTTCTTTAAATGTACTGCACCAGCTTTAAACATGGGCTGCAAGCCTTCAAATAGCCTGTCTTTCTTTTTCTGGTTCCCATAGCCCTTAATGCCCTTTTCTATTCCAGGTAGAAATATTCCTTCTTTTTTACTTCGTTTGTGCACATAATCTCTTAACATCTCCTGATATGATATTGTTTCTATGTTTATTCGTCTGATAGGGCTATATCGTTCAGCGATTTTAAATATCTCATCTGCACAGTCCATGGGTAACACTCTTTTTCTCCAGTATTCAAGAATGTAGTAATCATTGTCCTTAGTAACCCCAATAACCATAATAACACTATAATCGTTCCTAGCACCAAGTGTAGAGGCAGGATCCACACCAATGTAAATATTAATGTACTCAGTGTCTCCATTTTCAAATTTAATGTACCACGAATCACATTCTTCGTCAAATCTAGCATTTCCTGTATAAAAGTTTTCATTTATGTCCTCCTCTGAAAATATTTGATCTTCAGGAGATTTAGCCTGATTCATGTATTCTTGGTAGAATTTAGCAGGAGTCCCTGAATCTATGTAAAATTGCTTTCTTTCTTCTAATTTGGTTAAAGGCCACCTACTAGGCCATAATGGAGTACCATCATCAAGGATAGCTTTGTAGGTAACAACATCCCAAGAAAACTCTTCACCAGTCTTTTTTGCATCACTATGTCCCTTAACAATGCCATTCAAGAAGCTATCATAGTGAACAATCGTACCATTACACCATAAAAACCCATTTTTGTCGAAATCGATCGCTGGGTACACTGCAGCAGTAACCCAGTCCTTAATATGCCTTCTTGCATCAGGAGTCTTAGTATTCAGCTCAGATTCGAAGTCATCAAGGATAATACCAGTATATCTGGTAGAAAACTGCTTTTTACCTCTCAATCTCTGGGCAGTACCCTTTGCTATCATTCTGCACCCATTTGTAAGGGTAAATTCAGTTTTTGTCCATTTATCGCCTTCAAGGTCGCCAAAATAGTAATGAATAGCTGGATTGTCGTAAATATGATTTTGTATCCAGGCCAAGTTGTCTTGAGCTTGATCTTGAGCCTCACCAACCCATGCAATGAACTCAGGCCTTTCTTTTGTAGCAAATAAGAATCTATGCATGACAGCACAGGCTGCTAAAGTCGATTTTGCATGATCTCTAGGCAAAACAAGAGCTAATTGCTGCTTTTCCTTATCTAAAAGGTGTTTGCCCATCTCATAGTGGAACTTAGGTGATTTTGTTGCTAAAAAGTCTTGAGGTGAAAATAGTTTGCCAAATGCTATTAAATCATTGTAAGCAAGATGAAGAATCTCTTCATTCTTCGAAATATTGCCATTTAGATTTAAATTAGCCATCTAGAAGTTTATTTAATTTATTTTCCAGCCACTCGTAAACTATCCTCACTCCTTTGAATGAAAGGTTGTATATGCTTGTGATCAGCAAGACAGTGGGTTGGACAACTATATTGTATAATTTTTGCTTCATAAACTTTTTTAGACTCCCCAAGGGCTACAATCACACAAAATATGATTATTGCCCCCCAGTTCATCTATCCCTCCATTTTAATTATTAAAAAATACGAACATTATCCCCATGATGACTTTATCAAGTATCCAAAGAAGGATAAGTATACTAAGTTTATTGCTTGAGCTCAAAGTGGGGTAGATCTTTGAAGCCTGTGTCTTTAACTTCTGTATTGTCATTCCAGTCTCCTCCCCACCTTATTGGTATATCTAGCATTGCAGCAATCCCTTTAACAAAACCAGCAAAGTAGTACATCCTATCTGTATCATCCCAATCGATAGGCCAAGGCACAACATCTACAGCCTTGCTTGGATTGGCATTATGTCTGCCTTTAGGAAACTTAACTTTAGATTTTCCCTCATCAAAGTATTTATTTTGTAGTTCCTCACCTCTATGCCCCTCTAGAACACTGCAATCAAATTGCTTTATCACTTGATAAAACAGTTGCTGCAGGTCTTCATGACATGTTTCTAACTTACTCATTGATTTTTTACCAAACTTTGGCATTATGCTTCTCCTTCTACTTTCATTTCACCATAAATATTCGTAACAACATCATATAAATCGAAATGACTGTTGCAATGTGGACATACCCAGCCACAAAGTTCATCATTTTCATCTAACATACCAATTCTTTGAGATGTAATTTCATTTAGCCCTAAATTTCTTTTACAAATCGTGCAATTATCTTCATTTTTCTTCTTTTTCGCCATGTGCGAGTAATTTTGTTTCCCCATTTTTAACCTCTTCTAGTTGTTTAGGTGAAAATCCAGCAAAAACTGTCAATTGCTCAGATTTCTTATCTTCTGTTTCAAATAAACCACTGATTTTAGATAGGCTTTCTAAAGACCTTAACTTATCTGAGTCTTTTTCAGCCAAATCAGCAATCGTCTTATACCTTTCAACTATCCAATCTGGAGTTACTCCCTGCTTTTCAAGAGTGGCGACAACTTCTTTTTTGATCATTTTCTGTACCTCTTTTGTTTTTAAGAGTTTAGATGTCTGTAATTTTATATACTTTTCACTTTCTGCATTTGGGCATGCTGCTTTGTAAGATTCTATTGGACTAAGCCCTGAAGCCATATACCTCGCAAATAGCATTTGCTTGTTTTCACTAAGGTTTTTAGGAGTTTCGCCAGAAAATGTAAATATATTCTGAGCCACACCATCTTCGCCCAACATCTTTTTTTTGCCAGTAACAATAAAAGTACCACATACTGTCCTTACACACAAAGGGTTCCTTGTCCCAAGCCCTTTTACTGTAAATCTTTTAAGGATCTGGCAAATGTACCCATCATCAGTATATGCCCAATCCCCCTCTTTTGCTTGCCTCCAACTATCAATGACAGTAGAAAGCCCTGTAAGTGCCTTAAATTCCTTAATATTGTCATATAAATAATGATCAATGCCTTTTATTGTTTTGATGTCCATACTCGAAATATACAAAAAACTAGCAAAAATATCAAATTTTCCCCTATTATAGCTATATATATTATAGCAATACTATTTATAGCTATATATATTATAGCAATACTAATATAGCAAAAAGAAAAACTATTAAGATAAAAAAAGAAAAAGTTTGAAAAAATTTTGAAAAATAAAATTTGAAAAAAATTAGCTTAGAATGAGTGAGAGTGTTTTTTTATGGGGGGTGCACGTTGAAAATGTCGTTTGACTTTTGTTATTAGGTTGAATTTATGAATATTTTTTTGGGTTAAATTTGGAGGGATTATTTCGCAGGTATAAAAAAAGCCACACCTTTTAAAATGTGGCTTAATTTATCCCTTTATGGAGTTTATTTTAGTATTTAAATAACTTATAGTATTCTTTTATTTTATGATATGATAGTTTCTGTAGTTCTATTCTATCCACATTATAAAAACAGCTAAAGGTTATTAGTTCGTTTATCATTT